TTATTGAGTGTTTTAAATTCATTAGTCTTGGCAAACGAATCCCACAAACCAGCCTTATGAATTAGTGTCTTGAGTTTCTCTACCTTAAAGCTCAAGGTCTTAAATTCCTTTTTATCAATTCCATTTTGAATCACTTCCAAACTGGTGCGAATAAAAAGGTTATCTATACTTTCATGTTTTCCATTTGTTTTAGGTTGTGCTTTTGGTTGTGCTTTAGGTACAGAATTATTTGAATAGTTCATTTTCTTTGAGATGTTTTCTTCATCAGGCATTTCAGAAATGGCATAGACATGACCATGCAATCCCACCAATTTTAAAACACATCTATCAAATGCCCTTTTCTCTGCCATCGCCACAGGGTAAGCATTTTTAGAATTTCTTGGGCTACATTCTCCATAAGAAAACTGATCTACTTTTCCTAATCTTGCATGACATTTCACAATGGCGGTACTTTCATCAGCTTTAATAGTTTCATACTTAATAACTTGAACTCCAGCACTAGCTCCAATTTCTTCGATGTATCGGTGGTACATAATTTGTGTACCATGACAATCCCACAAGGCTTTCGCTGGATTGATTTTAAATTGTTCTAATATCTTTTTTATTTTTTCATCTATCATATTGTCCCTTCTTTCCCCTCTACATCTTTTATTATTTCTTTTATTTCTTTTTCCTTTTCCTGATGATAAACTTCTTTAACTTTATCCTTTACCCATTTTTCTAATACTTCACTATTAATAATTCTTTTTATATCTTCGCTGCTAATCCCATCTTGAGCTTTATAAACCATCGTAGAACCTTTCCATTTTTTGCATATCTTCTTCCTGAATATGAGAAAGAAAAATATTATCCTTGCTTCTTTTAATTTCAGACCAATCCACTCCAACCATACAGGCCAACTTTTTTATACTGCCGTCTGCCATCCTCAACATTTCTTGTCGTTGAATATTAATCTGAATAAATTTATTAAAATAATATTTCAATCCTTCCTGTGTTAAGTCTTCACAGTTATGTTGATTGAAAAGCATCACCCCATCTTCATCACAATAAAGAATGGCTGGTTGATATTCCTTTCCTAGATGTTGGGAATAAACGGACATTGCAATCAGGTGGGTAAATTGAGGAGACTTTAATTTGCTGGGCTTCCTACTATTCCAAACTTCTTTTCCTTTATGTTTTTTTGCACTGCTTAAATAAACAGTAGGAAATCTATTTTTATGTTCGGTAAATATTTTAAGAGGTTGGTTACGACAATCAATCGCACCTTCGGTGGCAAGATTTAAAGTTTGACCCATATACTTATCGTTGTACCAATTAGAAAAAGAAACTTCGACTTCCCAATCTTTCATGTAGTTGCCTGAAATTTCCATTAACATTTGCAGATGGTTTTCCACCATTTTTTTAATAATTTTTAAAATGAATTGTCCTTTAACCTTTTCCTTTTCGACAAAGGTAGTGTTGTCCAACATTAATTTATATTGTTTTTCAACATCACCAATTTTCATTTTACCTGTTAAAATATTTTGAAAGTATTGATGAACTGCTGTGCCAGATTTGAATGAGATAGAGGGAGATTCAGGTTTGAAATTTAGATGGAGAGATAAAGGATATTTAATAAACCACATCCAATTACTCAATGCCGTTTGAGAGGGAGAGGTATTAACCTTTTTAAAATCTCCCTGCATAAAGGCAAGGTCAGTAAATCTATCAAGTTCACTCATTGACAACATATTTACTATCAATAATTAGTAAAGTCAAACATTGATTAATATATTTTTATGGGGTAAAAACCTTAAATGCTCCCAGATGCCATTTACTACAAAAGAGAGAAAATCAAGATAAGGTGGATGGGCAGAAAGGAATCACAAGACCTAGATTGCGTAGGTATGTTCGTACCAGCCGATAATGAAATTTTAATCTATAAAAATCAGTCCATGAAAAATGTCCTCATAACCTTTCTACATGAGCTTTACCACCTGTTGTGTACAAAAGACAATATTAATGTAGGCAAATGTGGCGAAGAAAAGTTGGTAGATAAATTAAGTGAGAGTTTTGTTAGATTATTAATCCACAATCCCAAGTTGTTAGGAGTTTTTCAAAAGTTTTTAAAATGAATAAGATTACTTTAAAGTGGGAGGAGATTTTAGCTGGTGCAACGACAGGTTTAACTAGAGAAATTGAAAGCCTACGACAAGGGATCGCATGGGGACACAATGCCAATTTCAATCAGTATGAGAAATGGGGAATGACCATTAGTGGTGCGTTAGCTGAAATGGCTTTGGCCAAAATGTGTGAAACTTATTTCAGCCATAGTGTGAACAATTTTCATGGATCGGATTTAGTTATTAATGGCAAATCAGTTCAAGTGCGTTCACAATTAATGTCAAAAAAAACACACAATTTAATCGTAAGACAAAATAAAAAAAAGGAGGATTATTATTTTCTGATGCTAGATGATTTCCCCACCTATTATTGTGCTGGATATGTAGCTCCAGAGAATGTGTCAAGAATAGGGCAATGGACAAATTTCGGACACAATTCAAGACCCTATGTTTGGTCGATTGAAAAGGATAAACTAACCCCTTTAGAAAAGTTTAAATATGAAAGATAAAATTAACATTAAAATGTTCAAGCCTTTTGGCTCAACAATTTCTGAACAAAATTTGCCTGACAATTTAGTCAAGGATTTTTTAGCCGACCTTAAAATGATTAGGGGTTTATCTCCTGAAGAAAGACAACGATATTCATTTGCTCATAAATTAGTTGGCAGCGTTGATTCAGAATATATGGTTACGCCTGAAGTTTTATTAAAATATAAACATTCTTACTTTGATATTTGTATTACTAAATATTGCCAGACTTTATATCCAGATTTTAAGGTCAAAAGAATTGTGATTAATTCTTGTTGGTATGTGGTACAGAAAATAAACCAATTTAATAGCATACATCAACACACCAATCATGGTGCGATTGAACAAAAGCATCCACAAATTTCATGCGTTGGTTATTTGCAAATCCCTAAAATGATTCCTTTGGAGTGTGCTAAACCCCACCATGATGTAAGCGGTTCGATAGAATTTTTTGAGGGTTCTGAAAATTACTTTTCCTTTTCCTCATACCAAAAAAATCCAGTTGAAAAAATGTACTTAATTTTTCCAAGTCATCTTGCTCATTTTGTTGCACCCATGAATAGTCCTGATCCTGATGCTGAACGGATTAGCTTTAGCTTTAATGCGGTTGTGGAATTTGCGATAGCCAATGGAAAAGGAAACTAAAATGTTGTGGCTTTTACTCCTCATTATAATTTGTGGCTACCTAATCGCCATGAGAAAAGAAATTATTATTTACTTTAAAATGTTATGGGAAAAACTAAAGGCTTTCTAAAAGTGGATCATGAGCTGTTGGATAATTCAGCTTTGCGACCTTTAGAGAAGCTCATATATATGCTGTTGCTACGCCTTAGAGACGCACCTAGAGGGTGTTGTCCATCTTATGAGTATCTTATGAAGCGAAGCAAGGTAAAGCGAAGGAGAACGCTTCTATCGGCTTTGGACAGGCTTTCACTTTTTGGCTACATCACTTGGAAGCATAGGGGAAACCATTTAACCAACCAATATATTTTTAGGGATGATCCTCATTTTGAGCAAACCTACTTAAACAACTTAAAGTTGAGATCAACTATGAGTAGAAAGCAAAAGGAAAAATACCATCAAAGGTTGTTGCAACAAGGAGTTGAAAGTAGGAAAGTTAAGTTGATTAAATAAGGGGAACTTGCTATCATTCCCCTTACTTTTTTAATTAGTCAGCAGCTTTGCCATCAACTTGAATTTGATGGGCTTGTTCATGTGCTAACTTATCAGCTTTTTTAGTTCTACTTCTTCTAATCTTTTTATAAAAAAGTGAACTTGGATTATCGCTGACATTGTAATGAAGTGTTTTTGAATTTGCAGCAATCATTCCAGTATGAATAGAATTATCGCCATTTTCTTTTGACCACTTCAGCAACGCTTTAAAAACTTCTTCAGAAATTTTAAATCGTTTACCATTAAGGTTTATATAAGCCATAGTAAATACCTCCTTTCTATGATTATAAATTTAACCATACCCATAGTTTATCATGAACGTATAAGTTGTATTAAGATTTGAAGGTAGAATTTGTTGATGCTGCTAATCCGTTGGGTGCGACAAACTATGCTTTGTACTTTGAATGTTCCTTTGACTTTGTTGAATAGTAGAGGACTTTTAAAAAAATAACCCTTGCTATTGTTTTGTAATAATTTGTGATGTTGGTCTTTTTTACTAATTGTGTCCAAATTGTGTTCTGCAAATTTTCGCCCACAATTTAGGATATGTCTTGTTAGTCTTTTACTAGAACATTTTAAGTCCATTTAGGGAATGATTGGCAATGATGGGATCATCCTGTTAATAACTTAAAAGGGGAGGTACATTTATTGCTAGTAGAGGGGTATCTTTTTTATGCCTCAATTAAGATATAGTAATAACTAGTTAACTAGTTAGATATGACCAGATATGTTAATCCTAAATATATACAATACGCATTAAGCAAAATTAGAAAATCTTCTAATTTTAACTATCAAAAAGCTATAGCTAGAAATAAAAAAGGAACTTTCAAGTTACCCCCCCTGCAAATCTTACTTGATTATCTAAATACCCATAACTTTAGCGAAGCTGAAAAGGGGAATATTGTTGTGGAATATTGGGAACAGGTCGCTGAAAATCCCAAGTTTGAAAAAGAAATTGCAGAAAAATTCAAGATAAGGTATATTAAAAAAACAAAAGACAATACCTAGTGGCTAACCTAATCATCTCCCTTTTTAGGGTAGTCATCCTGCCATTTTCGATATTCCTTAACCCATTCTTTAGGGTCTCTAGTTTTAAATCTTTTATCCCAAGCCCAATTTTGAATCTTGCTGCAAGTCCGTTCAATCCAAGCTAAAATATAATCTTTCATTTGATCCTTTTTACATTGTCATTACTGCAAAACCCTAAAGGAGGGTATTCGTAATAATTTTTAGTTATTTTTCCATAACGATCATTAAAATAGGGAATAGATTTTAATTTTTTATAACCAGCATTAGCATTAGAGGCTAAAACCTCTATTCTCCAGCCATCTTCAGTTAAAAAAGCAAAAGTTTTCACTTGATCCCCCTTTGAGCCTCTTTAACGATTTTATGATTAATAAATTTTTTATAAGTGTAGTTTTCTTTTTGAGTGTGATTTAATTTAGCTA